GTTTCCGTAGAATACAGTTGACCTACCATATCCCCTGGCTGACCGAACTCGTCCATGAAAATCTTTCGTAGACCTGGGTCTAACAGGTAACTAAAATTTTCACTTGCAATAATTCCCATCTACTTACCTCCTTACGCTTACGCTTAACTCAACTTGTTGTAGATATGGTCGTGCAACAGAATGTCAGCATATGCCTTCGCACTACTGCCGAGGTCAAGTGCTGTATCCGTTGTACTGGACCTTGTGAGATTACCGACCTTCATGGGTTGCAGAGGTCTGTCAGGTGACGAAATGTAGTTTTCTACAATCGTTCCCGTGTCAGAACCTGCCGCCGCCGCACTTAATAGGTCGGTAGCACCTGCGTTCAACGCAATAGCAATACTATGAACAGGAAGAATCTTAATGATTGTGTCATTAGTCGTTCCTGCCGTAGTCGGTGCTACTGTAACCGTACAACTACCTGATGCCGAAGTGTCAATATATCTCAACTGACCTGCGAAACCAGAAGTTGTAGAAGCACTCGCACCCATTATCCACCCACCATCCAAGTTGTCTTCAAGAGAAGTCAACGTAAGAGTAGTTGTGGACCACGCCTGCGTCAATGCCACATCATCTGCCGCCGCTTGACTGTACTCTGTCAGAAATATAGCAAACGGGTTAATTATAACCTTGCCATACCTATGACCTTGAGCAAGTGTAGCCGCAATAGACGAAATCGCATCTTCAGTCGTCGTTGCCGCAGTTGTAATCGCATCGCCAGGGTCGGCTTTACTCGTGGTTGTAATGGTTTCGTTCATAATCCCTGCCGCATCTGTCAACCCGCCATCAGCCGTAATTAAACGACAGTTGGAAGCCGCAGTTGAGTCAAGTATAACGAACTCACCCTTTACCAGAGTAGCCGCATCATACACAGCCATATCCCTAACAATGGGTTCTGCTCCTGTTAAATCATAATGATACTTTGCCATGATTATCTCCTTTTTGTGCTTTGATTAACGGGCTACAATATCCGTGTTTCAGGTATTACTCCCGCAATCAGGGACGCTTGCCCTTTCTATTCCGAGCCGCCTCAACAATTTGACGGTACTTGGATTTACCGAATACTGCGTAAGGGTGTTCCAGATTGTTTGAGTAATCATATTGAGTTGTCCTTCCACATTTCTTGCACATATAACGTATGCGATACGGACTTACTCTGCTGACGTACTTCCATTTCTGTGCACCACATACATTACCTGCGAAATCTATGTGAGGACAAGTCAGAGGACCACGCCACGCACCTGGATTCTGCCCTTTCCTCATATTCGGAACTATTATGTTAGTTCCCATAGCCACCTCACTTCATGCTCGCCATGTAGTCGGCTATAGGGACATTCATCGCTTCTGCTGCCCTTATCATGTCCTCTGTGGGTTGTTTCCCTTGAGGTTGAGGAGGTTGCCCAGTACCCGCAGAAAGCCCTTGTATAGACTCACCACGTCGCAACTTCTCAATTATTTCCTGTTGGGCTTGCTGATAGATATTATTAGAATCCTGCCCTTTCTGGACAAGATATGCTAACTCTACCACACCATCTTTAGCACGCTGTTCAAGCGGTAATGTCCTAACGTATCCCATCGCTTTCCCTTCGTATCTGCTAAAATCTGGATATTTTGCCCTTACGGTTTCCCGTTGGGTATCCAACTTCGCATTTACTTGGTCAAACCATTGAAACGATAAAGCCATCTCCGCCTGCATCGCCCTACGATAGTCACCTGTTTGCCACATTTCATCAATCTGCTGCTGAAACTGGTTCACAGGTGCTTGCCCTTGCTGTTGAGGTTGCGTCTGTTGACCCATAAGATTAGCAACTTGCTGTTCCAAATCCCTACGAGCCGCTCTCTCCTCCTGCAAAGACTTCAGAAGCAAAGCACTATCGGTCTTTTCTCCCGGTTGTGCCTGTGGTTCTTTATTAACGTCAGTTCCACTCTGACCATTTTGCCCTTGCTTAACGTCCTTATCGGGCGTAGGACTTGGTATCGGCTGATTGGACTGGTCAGCACCATTTTTAACGTCCTGATTTTGCTGATTGGACATATCAGCGTTTTTAACGTCCGCCATAACATCCTCCTCTTTTTTAACGAGGTTTCTTCTCCTCACCGCCTTCACGTTCCATCACGTCCGTAGGAAGGCGTTTTATCCTACGGAGAGTCTTAATCCTCTCTTGGATTAAACGGAAATTATGTTCATCTGCCGTCTCTAACCTTTTAAGTTCACCGACAATCTGAAAGTCTAATTCATTACATACACTATCCCAAAAGTGTTGTCCCTTAATATCGTTTGCTTGTTCCCATGACATTCCTGGCATAATTAAGCCCCCATCGCTTGTGCTTGTGCCTGTTGTACCTGTTCAGGACTCGGTGGCGGACCTAACAACTCCTCCTTGATTTGGTCAGGAGAAGCACCTTCCGCTAACCTCTGCCGTATCATCTGCTGTTGTGCCTGTGGCAACCCGCCTGGTTCAGTAGGTTGCTGTTGCACAAAAAGTTCCTGTAAGTCCTTGAACCCAAACAACTCGGCTATTCTGCGGTTAATAACGACCCGATTAACTGTAGGGTCGTTTTGTGTAATCTCTCTAAACCGTAACAACTGTCCTATCTGCATCTCTCTGGACACCGTTTCCGATATGCCAGTAGGTACGAATTGTACCTGTGCCTGTAACGCCTGCGGAGTAAGTAAGAACGGTACAGGTTGGTTATCCTGACCAAACACTTCTATCCATTGTGCCTGTGTCATAAACTGCTGTAGGTTTGAAAAGTAGAAGAACGCTATCTGCTGTAAGCCATCTATCTCCATCATCTTCAATACGGGCTTAAACCGCTCTCCGGCAGCCCCTTGAAGTAATTGTATGCCCATAGCCGTTCTATGTTGTTCAGATATGTCAGACCCCACTTGAAGCGGTATCGTAGCACCTGTAGCATCCTTGAAATCCTGCTTGGCAAGTTCTTCTTCTTTATAAGAACTCGCAGTCACATCACCAAAGTCCCATACGGACACCGATGTCTGCACACTTGAAACCTTATGGAACTTACCAGGTTTAGATACCATGAGTTGCCTTACATTGAGCAAATTATCATTCCCATCGTATACACCCTGCTTATTAAGGCACAGGTCTACGTTATCAAGGCGTTGATTAACCAGTTTATTGACCCTATCCTGTGTAGATTGACCTATCATGCCTACCCCAACACCAAACCATGACGGTTTCGGGTCTTCAAAGCCCTTCAGTTTAATAAACGGCGGTATCTGGTGGTTATACGGGTTCTCAATACCCATAATCTTCACTTTACGGTTAATAACCATAATCCAGTACGGAATCGCTTTCTTAACCTTCTCTTTACCGTTATCGTCCTTGTAAGAAGCATCCCAGGGACCCCAGTATTCAAGAACTTCGTACTCCTCACGTTTCTTAACTTCCAGAGGTTTCCCATCTTGACCATAAAACACAGTTGCTTTTGTGATAGGACTCTCTGAATTAAGTGCTTCAGTAAGGTTCTTAAAATTAGATTGTGGGTTATCTCCGAGTTTCTTTAGGGTTTCTGCATCTATAAACCGCCTGCGGATAAGCGGTAATCCGTCCCACATATAAAGTTTGGCGGGATGTGGGTACATTTCAAAGTATGATACGGGCTTAAAATCAGGGCGGTTCTCTATAATTGTATTGATTCTCTTGCCTCTCTGGTTTACTAACCATCCACGCCTTGTAAGCCAAGACCCTGCTTCTGCATATCCTGTACCGAACAGAACCGCTTGTGATACAGGACGTAACATATGCCCCTGCACATTAGAAACTTTCATATAATGCTTTACACCGTCTCGTATAACAACGGCTTGCTCTGGCGGGGTATCCCCTACGGGTCTTACATCAATAGGGGCGTCATTGGGAAACATAGCGGAATGTAGACGAGGCGTAATGGTTTGCTCTGCTTCAATGGTAAGAGGGACGTGAACAGCGTTCTGCCAATCATAATCCCTATGGGGTGGTCTATTACGCCATGAGTTATAAACCTTATCCGCTTCAGCAAACCTGCTTGCCCAATGCTGTTCGTAGCGTTCAAACTCCTTCACTACAAAATCAGTCATTGTGTCCTTCGGTATCTTCGTATTAACTGTATTTTCTGCCACGGTTCAACCTCTTTCCTGTAGCGTATGACTGTCCAGTCGCTTTCTGACAGACAGCGTAAGGGTTCTTCACGCCACCTTTTCTTTTAAGTTTCTGGACACATCTATGTACTCTTGTACCTTTAGGCATATGCTACCCCTTTGCTAATATCCCGAAATGATAAAGGATGAAACACACTAAAAACCCTACTACCGCTCCGATAACTAACCACGGTACTTTATTCATAACATCCTCCTAAACAGTATCACATACCATTTGTTTTTATGTCTTAAAACCCTCTGCTTCTTTAACCTCTCCAAATCTGTATACACAACACTCCTGATAATAGTTTTCTTATTACCGTTCAACAAGGTTGTAGTAAGAAGAACTCGGTCTTGACGTTTTCCTCGTCGGATACTTCGTGTATGTTCCTTCATATACTATTTCTTCCTCGTCGTTATCTTCCAACCTGAAATACCTGGGCTGTGCGTTTAGTATGTACCGCAGGCAGTCAATAAAGTGGTCATTCTTCTTCTTCGCTTTATTCTTTGGGTCATGTTCTTCAGGACGCATCGTGTATTCATCCCAAATGTAGTGTTGAAATTCATATATAGTCCGTCGGCAACTGGGATGGATTCGGAGTCTTGGGATACTTGCGTTGATGAGGTGTATGAACGTAGGTCGCAAGGATTCCCTGATTCTACTGATGCCAAAATCAAAATCGTTATTAGCACGACTGCAAGCAACCCCATACTTCATCAACTCCTTACGCACATTAAACCCGCCCGCTAACTCGTTCTCCTTATCCATCGCAGGGTCAATAAACCGAAACTTTGCGGGCATATTGTATTCTTGACTCTTAATCGCATGAGCAATCTCTTTAACCGTCATGTCCTGAAGCCATAACTCATCATAAACATACAACTGGTCTTGCTCATCTACCGCAAGCCATAGGCACGCTGTTGGGGTTCTTGGGTGCGGGTCAACACAAAAGTACCTTGTCCAATGCGGTTTAATCTTAAAGTCCGATACATGATATTCAGCATCAAACTCTTTGAAGATAAGACCTGAAAGATGCCTGAACTTACCATGAATCCTTGCTTCCTTCTCCTCCTCGGATAACGATTGTTCAAACTGTTTTATCGCTTCCTCGGATAATGTCGGGTTATCCCGTATATCCATCGTAACAACAAAGTAGTTCGGGTCGTCATTTGTATATATATCGTCATATATCCACGGTTGCTTGAGTGGCGTCATAGTCATAATACATATACCATTACGGTCAACCAACCCTCTCCTTGTTGCGATATACTTTGCTCGTGGCGGGGGTTCGTCAAACCACGCTATATCACCCGCCCACCCTTCAAAGAAATCGTCCGACTGCTCATAAGTGAGAATATCAAACTGGTTACCGTTCTTCAAAATCCACTTTATCGGGATACCCATTGGATTTCTCATACGCTTTTCAATGAACGCACCACCAACGGTAGCATCTATCCACTCCTCAATCGCAGGAATGATGACTTCACCAACACCCTTTGTGAAGTCCGTGGCAACTATACGACCCTTAATTGGGCCGTCAAACCGATTTGCCTCTGGATACCAGTCAGGATACTGCTGTGTCATGTGCATCAGGAACTCAATAACTCCGGCAGTAGTCTTACCTGACCTATTCCCCCCGAATATCGCCCGTACCTGTGCCGTCGCTTTGTGGAATTTCTCCTGCTTCGGGTTCGGATGGTACGTCAAGACCTTGTGCTTCTTCGTGTAATCCATCATCCCCCTGGTCAGATAAAGCACGTTTTGTTGGTCTTGAGGCGATAAGCGACGAAATTCCTCTGGAGTCAAACTTTGTGTCTTTAAGAACTCCTGCAATTCTCTTATATTCATTAACCATCTCCTCTGGTGTTAAGCCCACTTTATATGTATATTGGGTAACATTAACCTGCGGATACGCCTTATTCAGGGCATTTATGGCATCCATCAACTTTTTATGGTCTGTCTTGGAACTGACCTGATTTACCCTTTTTATGCTTTTTACCCATCTTGCGAGTTTATCGTACAGTTCATTACGGATTTGGAGGACTAACTGGTCAGTCTGTTGCGTGATGTACTTGTTGATTTTGGTGAGTTCAGCGTGAAATTCCTTGCCAACCTGCCCCGCTTTGGAGTCTCCCGCCATCAAATCATAGAGATGGTCAGCCGAAAGTCCCACTTTCTCGGCTACTTCCTTCGCCGTTAACTTATTTTCCTTCAACAATTTAAGGGCTTCAAGGTGCTTTTTGTTGAATCGTGACATGGATTCTCCCAAAAAAAGAGGGAGA